CGCAAGCTTGAAAAGCTTGAGGTGCGTGCAACCCCTGATGGTGGTGCGATCCTTGAGGGTTACGCAACTGTTTACGATTACGCTTACAACATTGGTGATGTTGAGCGTGGCGGGTTCACTGAGATTATTGCCGCTGGTGCCGCAACGAAATCGGCTGCAGAAGCTGATGTGCGTTTGCTGATCAACCATGAGGGTATCCCGTTGGCACGGACCAAGTCTGGGACGATGACGCTCACATCTGATGATATTGGTTTGAGGGTTATGGCCGAGCTTGACCCGTCCAACCCTGTGAGCGCTTCGTTGCGTTCTGCGATGGAACGTGGCGACATGGACCAGATGTCTTTTGCGTTTCGTGTCCTGCGTGACGAGTGGAACGATGATTACTCGATGCGCAAAATCTATGAGTTGAAACTGTTTGATGTTTCAATGGTGACGTACCCGGCGAACCCTGCCACGGTGGCGAAGGTTCGTAACGATGCGCAAGTTTCCGAGCAGGCTTCAGGTCGTTCGGTTGAGATGGCGAAACGCCAGCTCGCAGCAATACCAGCACGCCGGTAACAAGCCGGAACGCATGCCGCCTCCTGGCACATGCAGTCCACTTGAAGCCACAAGCTGATCCCATTCCTAAACAGAAAGGTTCCACAGATGTTGGAGCAGATCCGTAGTTTGATTAGCGCAGCGCTTGATGAGCGTGATGCGTCGCAAGAAGCAGTTGAAGCGATCCTTGCTTTGGCTGAAACCGAAGGCCGCTCAGATATGACGGCTGAAGAAACAGAAAAGTTTGATGTTGCTCGTGCTGAGCTTCGTGAGATTGATGACAAGATCACCGCATTGCAGGCTCGTGAGTCTGACCTCGTGGATCTTGCTACCCGTTCCGACAAGGCCGCTGAGGTCAGAAAAGAAGTACTACCCATGAACATCCGTGTTGTTTCAGAAGAGAAGACCTACCGTGCAGACGGTGAGCATGACTTTTTGAGCGATGCTATTGCTGCGAAGTTCGGCAATGACAACGCTGCGTCTGATCGTCTTGCTCGTGCCCGTGATGAAGCACTCTCCGAGTACCGTTCAACGACTGGCAACTTCGGTGGCCTTGTTGTTCCTCAGTACCTCACAGAGCAGTTCGCTGCGACGCTTGCATCCGGTCGGCCATTCCTCGAGGCTGTCACCAAGGTTGCACTGCCAGCGCAGGGCATGAACATGGTGATCCCTCGTGGAGCAACCTCAACTGGTGTTGCCGCACAGGAAACACAGGGTGTTGCAGTAACCAACCAGACTTTCACCGAGTCCGATCTCACTGTTCCAGTGCGGACGTTTGCTGGCCAGCAGGTTGTATCCCGCCAGTCAATCGATCGTGGCACTGGCATCGGCCAGATTTTGTTGGCTGATCTGTATCAGCAGTACGCAACCAAGGTCAACGTCAGCGCCATCAGTGGTGACGGAACCGTTGGAGGCCACTTCGGAATCCTTAACACGACTTCTGTGCAGACCGCAGCGTGGACCGGCACCACAGGCGCAAGCCTTGTTGCTGCGATCCACAATGGTCTTGGCAAGGTCAACGCCGCACGCTACGCAGCAGCAGACCTCATCGTCATGCACCCTCGTCGTTGGGCTTGGCTGTGCGCCCAGTCTGACTCGTCGCTGCGTCCGTTGGTCGCCATCGAGGGTTACAACTCCTTCAACGCTTCTGGCGCTGGAATTGCCGCAGGATATGGGCCAGTTGGTTCCATCGCCGGTGTGCCGGTCGTAACTGACGCTGGTGTCCCAATCGTTCTCGGTGCCAGCACCGATGAGGATCGGATCATCATCACCCGCAAGGCCGATGTGTTGTTCATGGAAGATGGATCAGCACCTATCGGGCTTACCCTCAACGAGGTTGCCGCAGCGAGCTTGAACGTCACCATGGTGACGTACGGTTACTCGGCATTCACCGCAGGACGCTACCCAGTGGCCACCTGCAACCTGCAGGGAACAGGCTTCAAGCAGGTTCTTTCCTGAGTTAACTAGGATGGGTGGTGCAAGCAGTGGGCTTGCTTGCACCACACCACCTAACCCGATCTACCAAAGGACAAACATGCAAGAGACTTTTGATCACCCTGGACAAGTCCTGCTGGCGTTCCCGTCAACAGGCCACGACATCTCAACACGGTTCATGCGTTCATTCTGGGAGCTTGACGTTTGGGATCGTGAACGTGCGGTGCAAGTGTGGGAAGCGCTTGATTGCCCTGAGTCACCGAACCCGATTGATCTGCGCCTGCTGCATAACTATGTTGCGCTCGAGGCGACAGCGAACCTTGCGAAGGCTCGCAACCGTTTGTGTGATGAGTTCTTAAAGACGTACACGGATGCCGAGTGGTTGTGGTTTGTTGATACTGACATGGTGTTTGAGCCGCAGTTGATGCATCAGATGGTTGCACGAGCGGTCGAGCATGACATCAAGATTCTTGGTGCCTTGTGTGTGATCCTCACTGCTGATGGTGTGATACCCACACTGTTCATTGATAACCCGCAGACGATCACGCAGGTGATGTTGGATTGGGCTCCGAACCAGCTGGCAGAGGTTGCAGCTACTGGCACAGGTTGCCTACTAATTCACCGCAGCGTGTTGCAACAGATGTTTGATCAGAGTGGTGGCAGTACTAACTGCTGGTTTGGTTTCGATATTCGCTTTGGTGATGACGGCTCGGAGTGGGCGCTAGGCGAAGATGTGAGTTTTTGTTTGCGTGCGGGCGAGCAGGGCCACAAGGTTTACGTTGACACGACTGCGCATGTTGGGCATCACAAAGGCGGCAGGGTTTACTGGCCCAGTGACACTAAGACGATGGGTGTGATACCGCCAGAAGAGCCACGCACCACGGACGACAATGCTAGGACCTGATGCCAGCAGGTACATCCTCGCTGGTCGTGGTGTACCGGTGGCAAGACCGTTCAACCTGAGATGGTTGCTACCGACCATCTGCAAGGATGATCTGCGCAGGTGGCGTGCAGTGTGGGTTACGTCATGGGTTGTTGCAGCGGTTGGCATGTTGTGGTGGTGCTCGGATCTTGGTTGGGAACGTGCAGCGGCTTCAGCAGTGTTGTTGCTTGCATTGCCTGGAGTGTGGGGCCCGCAAGTTGTTCGGCCTGTTGGCGTTGATTTACCGGCGATGGCTGTGGCGATCATGGCTGTTGCTTGCTTTGAACATGGCCTGTGGCCTGTAGCGGTGTTGCTGATTTTGGTTGCCGCTTCTATCAAGGAAACGTCACCTGTGTTTGCTGCGGTGTGGGCATGGCATCCGATCATGCTTATCGGTTTGATTGTGCCGGCTGTTGTGTGGTTTGTTCGCAAACCACAACTTGACCAGGTGACCGCACAGCCTGTGTTGCGTAGGGTGTATGAGCATCCTGTGATCACTGCGATGGAGTCTCATCGTGGGCGTTGGCGTGATGCTTGGTTGATGGTCGCACCGTGGGGTGCAACACTCGCAGCTTTGTACCACCCGTCGTGGCAGACGCTTCTGATACTCGTTCTAGCGTATGCACAGCTGTTGGTTGCTACTGACACGGTTCGACTGTTGCACACGGCTGCAGGGCCTGTGATGGCCTTAGCGGCAGCGCAGGTGTTACCTGTGCAATGGTTGCCGCTGATCTTGATTGCACACTTCTTCTGGTGGCGGAAACCCGAGGTGATCTGATGCATCATGCAGTTCTCGAATGGGTGCAACGATGGGTGCCAGCAACGCCTTGCAGCGTGCTCGATTGTGGCGGGCGTGACATCAACGGCAATCCCGAATACCTATTTGAACACGCAACCTTTGAAGTGGTTGACCTTGTGCCGGCACCAGAGGTCACATGGGTTGGCGACATCCTCGACTACGGCAACACAGAACCATTCGATGTGGGCTTGTACCTCGAGGTTGCTGAGCACACACCTGATTGGCCGCTACACATCGCACACATGAAGAACCTGCTCGATCATCGCAAGGGCCTGCTGATCTTCACCGCAGCCTGCTTTGAACGTGCACCACACTCAGCGTCTGATGGTGGGCTGTTACAACCTGACGAGTACTACTTGAACGTAGACCCCGACAACCTTTCTGTAATCCTCACACGCAACTTTGCAAAGCATGTGATTGATGTGCAGGGTAATGATGTGAGGGCTGCAGCATGGAGATGAACGCATGACAATTACAAACGGTTATCTCACACAAGCTGAAGCACTTGCCTATGTTGGGCAGAACCTTGTGCAAGACACAAGCCTTTTGGATGATGTGGTTACGTCGAGCTCGAGGATGATCGACCGTTACTGCGGGCGAGAGTTCTTCCAAACAACCGAGGCACGGACGTTCGCCACATCCGATGACATCTACACGTTAGGTTTCGGTTCGTTTAACGATCTTGTGAGCGTTACGACACTGAAGACTGATCCGACTGGCGCAGGCGTTTACTCCACGACTATCGGTGCGACAAGCTTTCAGCTGTTGCCGTACAACGCATCGCAAATGTCTGAGCCATACGAATCGTTGCAACTTCTCGGTGGTGTGCAGTGGCCAGTACCAACATTCAACATGCGGCAAAACACTGTCGAGATTACTGGTGTGTGGGGTTGGCCTTCTGTGCCGCTTGATGTGAAACAGGCGTGCAGGATTATCGTGGCTGAGATTTCCAAGATGCAAGAATCACCGCTGGGTGTTGCAGGGTTTGGCGAGTTCGGTGTGATGCGAGTATCTAAGACAATGCCGCCAAGAGCTATGCAACTGCTTGCACCGTACCGGCATGGGCGCAACTTTGGTATCGCATGAGTACCGCTATTAGTAACCGTGAGATCCGTGAAGCACTCGCACAAGCAGTTGGTGCGGTAGCTACGATCAACGTGTACCGCTACCCGCCAGATAACGTAAACGTGCCTTGTGTGATGATCAGCGGTATAAACATGAAACCCATCACCTTTGATGGAAACCGTGAAACGACTGTTGATGTGATCGTTATGGTGTCACGCAGAAGCGTTGATCAGATGGCAAGCCTTGACCAACTGCTCGACGCTGATGATGCGAGCTCGGTCATCACAGCTATCGAAGAAGCGAACGCACCTGGCATCGATTTCTTTGTTGAATCGTTCGGTTCATACCGTGAACTTGTTGTGGCCGATGTCGGGTATTACGCAGCTGACGTTGTTGTTAGGGTTATGACCTGATGGGTACATCAAAAGACGGTGCAGCACTCGCAGCAAAGCTGACCCTTGCCGCATCAGCTATTGCGAATGCCAACAGGAATGCGACCGCTGCTGCAGCGCAGGAGTACAAAGAGTCTGTGCTTGCAACAGGTCGTGTTGCTACCGGTGGCGATCTGCGGCTTTCTAAGTGGGGCAAGAAAGGTGTGAAGCTTGGCGCTGGTTACGATGTCGATGGGCAGCAGCACGCCAAAGCAACTTTGACTGCGAGGCCAATGGGCCCTTGGAAAGTTGTTGAGTACGGTGCGGCTTCACATCCGATTGTGCCAGGTGCGACTAAGAAGATGCGTCAAGGCGCACAGCTGATGTCTTTGATGACAGGCATGGAAGTATCTGCAGAAGGTGTTGCTGGTTCCCGTAGGGGTGCAAAGAAGCGCAGGGTGATGGCATGGGGCACTGGGAACATCGGTGCCTATGTGCGCCACCCTGGCACCAAAGGCAAGAAAGCGTGGTCGATTGGTATCGCACAGGGCACACCCAGTGCGATACGTGCCTACAAAAAAAAACAGGTTGAGGCGTTAGGCAAGGTTTTCTGAGTGCGAATACTTGTTGTCCACCCCGGCCCAAACTTCAGTGTGCAAGATGTGCATGATGGTTGGGTTGAGGGTTTCGAGCAGTTAGGCCACGAGGTCCAGCAGTACAATCTGGGTGACCGGCTCACATGGGCCAGTGTTGCGCATCTTGGTATGGATGACGGCACCTTTATCAAAGCGTTTCCGAAAACAGAGAACGTGTACTCGTTTGCGATCAGTGGCCTGCCACAGGCTGCGTTGTACTGGTGGCCACAACTCATCGTGTTTATCAGCGGGTTCACGGTTGACCCGCAGTTTCTTGAGGTGTGTCGTGGGCGTGGTATCAAAACTGCTTGCGTGATGACAGAAAGCCCGTATGAGGAATCACGGCAGTTGTTGATCGCACCGCACTTCGATGCTGTGGCGTTGAACGACCCGACGAACATGGGCCAGTACTTGACGTTGACAACAGCGGTTTACACACCGCACGCATACCGGCCTGACATCCACTTTGAAGGCGAAGCACACGAGGACTACCTGAGCGATTGTGTGTTTGTTGGTACGGGCTACCCGAGCAGGGTTGCGTTCCTCGAGCGGTGCAACTTCGACGGCATCGATCTTGCGTTGGCGGGTAACTGGCAGAACGTGCCAACAGTCCTAGCTGATCGTGTTGTGCATGATCTTGAGGACTGCATCGACAATGTGCAAACAGCAGAGTTGTACCGTGGCGCTAAAACCTCGTTCAACATTTACCGTACTGAAACCAACGGTGATGTGGTTGATGGTTGTGATGGTTGGTCTGTTGGGCCTCGTGAGATCGAGCTCGCAGCATCTGGCACTTGGTTCGCTAGGCAGTCTCGTGGTGAATCCGATGAGCTCTTTCCGATGCTCCCTACTTTTAACAGTCCTGAAGAACTTGGCGAGCTAATACGCTGGGCTCTTGAGAATCCCGTTGAGCGGCAGATCGCTGCGCAGCAGGCAAAACGAGTGGTCGCAGATCGCACGTTTCCAAATAATGCCCACACGTTGCTTGCATCGTGCGGCCTAGTGAAAGAAGAAAGCTAATGGCTAATCCCATAAGCGGTCGTAAGGGCCGTGTATATATCGATGCAAGTGCCAATGGAACGGCAGCAGCGTCACCGGTAGCAAACCTGAACACATGGGGCTTGGACTCCACCACCGACAAGACCGAAGTGACCTCGTTTGGTGACGGATCTAAGACCTACGTTGTGGGCCTTCCAGACGGTTCAATTTCCTTCGGAGGCTACTGGGATACTGCTGCAGGTTCGCAGTTCGGTATCACTAACTCGGTTGCTGCAGGGCGCAAGTTTTACCTGTACCCATCGACCGACAACGCTCAGTACTTCTTCGGTCAAGCCCACTTCGATCTGTCGATCACGCAGACCGTATCCGGTGCAGTAGAAGTATCCGGTACGGGATCAGCCGCCAGCACCATTAACAGCGTCGGTACCTGATCATGGCTGACGAGTGGGCCGTCAACCTTCCAGACAAAAAGCAAGTCAGACTCTCTGACTTCACGCTTGATGAACTGGTGCAACTTGAAACGGATTGTGATGAGGAGTGGTGGGCGCTCCTATCGCACCCGTTCAAGAGTGCGAAGAATGCGAAGTACATCTATGCGGCAGCGTGCAAGCAGCAAGGCGTTGAGCCTGCTGTGCTAACAGTGCGGATGCTTACCGATGTGTTTGTCCAGGTGCCAGACAACATGCCTGACATTTATGAGGGCAGTATCCCAAAAGAGGTGGACGCTCAACAGACAGCTGGATCGTCTGGTGTGCCCTCCGATTCCAGTGGACCCCAGAACAAACCCGACGCTTAAGCATCAGGGATCTCAAACTACTTAGCGAGGCGGTGAGCAGTGGCATTTCTTGAACGCCTACAAATGATCATCGACGCAGACGCTTCCGGTGCTGCTCGTGAGTTCAAAAAGATGGGCACAACTGCCGACCGTGAACTTGGTAAAACAACCAGGTCGCTAGACAAGTTGAGTTCAAAGCTGACAAGCGTTGGCACAGGCGCAGTCCTTGCGGGCGGTGCCCTCGCTGCTGGTCTTGCGACGTTTGCTAAAGAAGCAAGCGACGCTGAAAGCCAGCAGATGAAGTTAAACAACTCCATCAAGAACAGTGAAAGCGTTTTTGCTGGCAACGGCAAAGCACTGCGTGACCAGGCATCAGCGCTAATGAAAGTCACTGTTGCCGATGATGATGCGATTGCTTCTTCACAGTCTTTGCTTGTGCAGTTCGGGCGCACAGAGGCAGAAGTTCTGGCGCTCACACCTCTTGTCGTTGACCTTTCACGCAAAATGGGCATCGACCTTGACGCAGCTGCAAAAGCTGTTGGTAAAGCTTCCGATGGTTCTACTGGTGCGTTAAAGAAAATGGGCATCGAGGTCGTGGACCTCGGCGGCAACGCTTCTGACACAGACAATGTGATCTCTGCGCTGAGTAATAGCGTTGGTTCCTTCGCTGAAACAGAAGGTGCCAGTTACGCCGGACAGCTCGAAATTATGAACAACAAGTTCGGTGAGCTAAAGGAATCCATAGGCTCGGGCATCTTGGATGTTGTGAACCCGCTGTTGAGTATTGGTGGTGCGCTTGGCGAGGTGAACCCGCAGATCGGTGAAAGCGTTGGCAAGGTTGGTGCTATCGGTGCAGCGGGTTCGTTGGCTGTTGGCGGGCTTTCAATCCTTGCAGGGCAAGCGATCAAACTGAGAAGCGTGTTCACGACAGTGGATGCGTCATCTGGTATTGCTACACGCAGCCTGACAGGTATGGGCAAGGCCGCAGCTGGGTTGGGTCTTGTTGCTGCAACTGCCGTGGTATCTGACTTTGTGTTTGGGCTGCTCAACGCAGGCACAACCGCAGATAACACTCGGGAGGCGATTGACAACCTCACAATTTCAATCAACACAGCTGGTGACACAAGCCTGCCTGAGTTTGGCGAACTTGTTGCAGCAGAACAAAACACGCTCAGATTAAAGAACCTGTTTGAAGAGTTCGGTGCTGAGATCAGCATCGGCTCAACTGGCGTTGTGGCAGACATCGAGCAAGTACAACGTGTGTTTGACACCGTTGGAAAGAACCAAGGACCAAAAGCGCAACTCAAAATACTGGACGAGTTAGCGGCAGCCAATAACAACCTGGATAAAAACTCTGACCAGTACAAAACAAATAAAGAGTTCATTGATAAGAATCGCAAAGCGCTTGAGTTGAGTGCAAAGGCGACAGAAAGTGCGTCAGGCGCAACAGGCGAACTTACTACCGCTCTCGGTGAAACCTCTGAGGAGATGACACTGCTTGGTGAATCGGCCAGCGCATATGAGGCGCAACTGTCGTTTATTGCTGCGACGCAACAGCTTGGCGCTGATCGTGCCGCAGCCTATTCCAAAGCCATTGAAGACACCTCGACGCTTGATGAGCAGGCCGCTGCAGCGTTCGGGATGAACAGTGCTTACAAAGACCTGTTCAACACGCTAAACGACCTACCCAAAGAGTTTGACGTTGTTAGTTCTGCGCTCGGTGATTACACAGACGAGCAGAACAAAGCTGTTGAGGCTGTTATCGGGTTTGGTGACAAGGCCAGCAGTGTGCTTGAGGAAGCGATCAAGTCTGGCGGTGATCCTCGTTTGCTCGGTGGGATCTTCCGCTCAAGGCTTGAGGAAGTACTGAAGAACGCTGGTATCCCTCCTGAGCAGATCGCTGAGTACATCGGGTTGGCTGGGTTGGGTGAGTTGCAGATTGAGGCGGCAGTAAGAATTAGTTTGTCTGAAGAGGAAAAACAGAAGTTCTTAAACCTGCTGACACTGTTCCAAGCAACATCACAAGAGTTCGCCCCTGAGATACTCCCAAAAATTAACGAGCTGTTCCTTGCTGGACAGTTTGCCCAGTTGAATGCGTTGATCGCTGCATCGCAACCGGGTGTAACAAAGCCTGAAATTGATTTCATTCTGATGGCATACCCTGAGCTTGCTGGGCCTTTGGCCGCTGTGATCGCAGCGTTGCAAGCGCAAGCTGATGCCGCTGCGCTTGCTTTGACAGTGACACTGCCGCCTGTTGGAACGATGATGGCATTCCTTATTGGCGATGCTCAGAACACAGCGAACAAGAATCCGATTGTACTTACAGGGGTGTTTGCTCCTGGCGGCATATTGAACCCTGGTAAACCTGCTGGCGGTCTGATACCACCAGTGCAACCCGGTGGCAATAGCCAAGGCGGGTTCCCACCTCGAACAGGTTTCGGTGGCGGAGGTTTCGGTGGCGGCTCGTACTCTGGTGGGCCTGCTGTCGCAGGTATGAGATATGAGGTTAACGAGGGTGGTCGTGAGTTCTTCACACCATCGAGCAACGGGTTTATTATGAACGCTGCAGACGCACAGTCTTTGATTCAGGGTGTGTCGCAGCTGGTTAGCAGTGGAGGTGGTGGCGGTATGGTCAACAACTTTACGGTGATCACACCTGATGCTGAGACTGCTGCTAGTGCTACTGCACGCAAACTGCGTGACGCTGCTT